TAACTCACCTCTACCTAAACCGCCCTTTAATAAGTTGTCAACGCCTACTACACCTGTTGGTATAGCTGTTCTAGAATCTTTCTGTAATGCAGACATAACATCATCAAAAACATCAGTCATGTCCTGATCAATTACCCCAACCTGTAGTGCTTTCTGAATGATACTTTCAATTCTTTTGTACGCTTCAAATTCACCATCATTAGTTATTGCCTCAACCTCTTTTAACGCTTTCTTTAATACCTGTTGTTTACAGAAATTAAGCGCACTGCCTTGAATATGTAATGCGTCATTAATTTCGATAGTTTGGATATCGTTTAATGTGTCAATAATAACTTTAGATGATGACGAACCTTCTTTTGTTTCAATTAAAATTTTATTTTTAATAGTTTCATAAGCAGGTATTGAATTTAAGGTTACATACAACTCTTTAATGTGTTCCATAATCACTCTAAAATACACACCATCGAAGTAGTTGCTTTCGATAACTTCCACAATTGAATCACCGAATTTTTTATCTTCAATAATTGTTTTTAATAATGATTGTTGGAATCTAGGACCCAAATAACCAAAATTCATTTCTTTCGACATAATCTTTCTTTCTTTTTTAAAATTAAATTAAATAACAATACCTTACAGTTCGTACTGTAGATATGTCGTTTCTAGGTCTTCTCTTGACATTATGTCAGTTAAATCAGATAGAATTCTTCTCAACTTTGGTCTAATGTCAACCGAGTATCTCACTTTTGGATGGAACACACTCGCAAGGAAAATCCTTTCAATAAATACATCGTTACCTTGCTTCACTTGTAACAAAAAGTATTGTTCTTCGGTTTCTTTTGGGTCTTCCACATACGTAGAATTCAGGATATAATTTTGATTTTCGACCAAATAATTGGAACTTTTTATTTTTAAATCTTCACTAATTTCTACACAAATATCTTGTACATAATAGTGCAGGTCCATAGATCGTCTACTAACCGGATTATAGTCGTGGACATTAAAAAATCTTTGGCAGATGATGTTATTGTCCAACGTCAAAAGGAATTCAAATTTGTTTTGTTCTTGGATGTTCATGTTTTAAATTTTAAATTTTATTATTTTTTTATTTTTTTCTTTTCTGGTTAACCTCAGAAAGGGGTTTAAAAATTTTATCCAGGCGTCTTCTTGTTTGGGTAGTACGGTAAACATGCCGTCATCCATCATCATTTTCATTGTGTTTTTATATGAACGCCCCTCGGAATCTAATGTTTCATTTATTAAGTCATGTATCTGTGTTTTTGCTATGTCCGTTAAAATTGGTTCAGTTAGGTCAACTATTTTTTCATTTGTTTCAAAAAATTCTTCCCCTAGTACACCTAATTTACTAACACCTGTAAGTAAGTTCTGAAGTGTTTTGTTATGCTTATCGCCCTGCCAAATTTCTTCCGCCTTTACCCTAACTTCATTAAGCGTTAATATTTTAGTTTGCATTTCTGGAAATAACGCAATCATTCTCTTTAGACCTAAATTTCTAATCCCAAATATATTATCAGATGGATCACCGCATAACATTTTAACAATCTTAACATTTTCAATCAAAATTGTTTCGTGGTCATATTCGATATTATCCCCTGGTTTATATATTTTACCATGTGCTGGGTTATATAACTCAGTATCCTGTGAAACTAATTGTGCTAAATCTCTATCCGAAGAATAGATGATTTTTTTTTCTTTAGGTGAATTTTGTGAGTAATAAGCAATACAATCATCAGATTCGCAATTTTCATATTCGCCTTGACGAACATATAACTCCTCTAGATATTGTTTGATTCTAATTCTTTGATAGTCGTATGAACTTTGAGCTTCATCTGTCCATCTGTTGCTTCTTCTTGTGTCTTTATATAAGTGGTATATTTTTTTTCGGGTGGCGGCGCTATCTGCACCGTCCCAAAAAACACATATCTTGTCTAGGTGGTATGTCTCAAATGATTTTCTAAGAGTATTGAGAAAATGATAAATTCCTCCAATATGTTTTCCCTTATAGAAATAATTTTTGACCCCAAAAAAACCAATCGTAAGTAAATTGTCACCATCAACAAGCAGTACTGACATTTAAAATTTAAAATTATAATGTTAAAAAACTATTCCTCTTCTGTGACAACTTTTAGTTTAGAAAGTTCCTCTACGTTAACTCCTAATTTTTCACTAATATAGCCACCACATTCTTTTTTGTATTCTTCAATACTTTTCTTCTCTTCCGCTTCTGCTTTTCCAGGCATAAACCCGTGTGCTGTAACTATGATTTTTCCGTCCTCATATCCCAAACCATTTACGTGGTTTTTCATGATTGAGATTTTAGTTCTCACAGCCATCTTAACTTTTCTACCATCTTTAGTGATAGCAATTTTAGTTGTGCCGGCATTTTTTTCGTTACCAAAACGGAAAACCAATGTTGAGTTTAACCAAATAGCTTCGCCACCTTTAGCTTTGATTTTTGGTTGACCAAATGGATTATCTGGTAGTTCAACCCAAGGTTGGTTTACAATAATTAGTGTGTTTGTGAATTTCTTATCACTTCTTCTTGAACCTGAAATTCTTTGGTTAATTCCTTGACCAATCTTATCTGATAACACTCTGGCGTTATGTTGTGCGCCACCTTTACCATCATAAGTCATCTTACATGGAACTGATCCAACTGAATCCCAAAGGAAACATAAGTCGTAATCTAATTCACCCTTTTCTTGTGCATCTAAAAGTTCACCGATATAATCAGTGATTTCTTCAATGTACTCAAAGTGGTTGTTGAATAGGAAAAATCCGTCATATGTTTTATCACCAGTTTCAGGGTCAACACTTTCTTCAACTTCAAAACCCATAAGTTTTGCGTGAGGGAAATCCCATTTTTGTTCTGTAATGATAAACACAGGTAAAATCCCTTTCTTTTGAGCATCTACTGCTGTTTTAACTAACGCAGTTGTTTTACCAGTATCAGAGTGACCTAGAAACATATTTAAATGCCCCATAGCCGGTCCAGGAATACCTGTCGCATCTAAGAATGCATCACCAAGGTCAAAGAATCTATCTGGTTTAAATGACGCCTCCTTAGAGAATTTTTTCTTTATCGCTGAAAAATCGTTTTTCTTAATTGCCATAATATTTTTTTTTAAAAAGAGGGACCCCTGTCTCCCTTTAATCAAAATTTGACAAGGGCCCTCAACATCTTAATTAGAACGGTAAATCTTCGTCTACCTCATCAGCGTCTTGTGGATCAACTAATTTCTGTGTCTCAGTTGGACCTAAGTCAACTTGAGCATCGTCACCGTAAACCCATTTTTTATCTTCGCTATTCCATTTTGGAGTATAACCTTTAGCAACACCTTCTAGGTATTCTTCTGGCTTTTTAGAATAAACATCAGCCCATGTTAATTCATCCATTAACCATTCTGTTGCTTGTCCTTCGTTTGAACTGATTGGGCTAGCGTCATCTGGGAAAATTGATGAAATGGTTGTGTATTCTCCGCCGTTTGGCTTCTTGGTCAACGTTAATGAAATAACCAAGTCACGACCAGATTTAGGGTCTGTAATATCGCCCTTATTGCGCATGATTGGTACGATTTTATCTAGAGGACCATCGCCTTTTGAATTGTGCTTAAATCTCCAGAATTTAACACCGTCTTGCTCATTATCTCTGTCGATAACTTTAACGATATAAAAACGTTTAGGATTGTAATTTTTAGCCAATTCTCTATCGGCTTCACTACCTGTACTACGAAGTGCTTCGTTTACCTCAGTTAAAGGTGAACGCTTACCTTCATTTTTTCCTGGGTCATATAATTTAACCCACTTACCATCCACTTGGATTTCGTGGAACCATACCTCTTTAAATGGTGATGTACCATCCTTCATTGGGATGATTCTGATTCTTTTTTCTCCAGAAGACACACCTTTAGTTAAGATCGGTGCGAAATACTTTTTCAATCTCTCTTCTGAACTTACTCTTTGGGCTGCTCCCGCTGGTTGTTTGTTTTTCTCATACTGGTTGAGAATCGCGTCTAATGCTGACATAATGTTACGTTTTAAATGAATAAAATTTGTTATGAGCTAATATAGATAAAAAAACCCGAATTAAAAAATCCGGGTTAATTATTTTCATAAAATTTAGTTTTTTTAGCTAAATGGTGTATCTGCGCTCCATTCTGCACCATTGTTTTCTAAGTCGTTGTACCCCGCTGCATCATAAACAGGATTAGCAACTGAACCACCTAACAATAACAATTTAGTTGTTGCTGTTGTGGTTAATGGTTCGGTTGGAACCGTTAATGTTGAACCTGTATAGATTGCTGAGTTATCCCAACGGAAGTTAGTTAAATAACCTGACCACCAGTTTGGAGAACCTGCTTCTGGATCATCAACACCCATATTTAAGTCAAATCCAGCGTTTACTGAATCTGTAATATTTCTATTATCATTTAATTTAGTTTCCGCTAAAGTTCCATCAATAAATAATTTAGTTGTTGTACCACTTCTACAAATTGCAATGTGAGTCCAATCAGCACCACTAT